TCTATCCATATAGACTTCTTGTTTATCTATTAAGAACCAGAAGCCACCTTTAAATTCTGTCCATGTAAGAACAACACCAACATCTGTAAAGACAGGAACAAGTTTAGGATATGCAATAATAAAAAAGACTGCAGTTAATGCAATAATTCTTCTTGTCCATTGAAATCCTTTATTGTCAAACTCTCTAGCTTTACCAACTTCTGCCATTTGAAACTTATCTCTAGCTAATAGCATCTTTTGTTGTTCTTGTTTATTTTTAGTTGCTTGACTCCACATTGACATGACTCCACCTAAAAGGCTAGAGCCAAGCATTGTAATCATTTCAACTGGTAAACCACCTAACATATCTTACTCTTTTCTTAAACTTTTAAAAAAATTTATAATCTTATCTATAATTTTATTTCTCACTTTATCTGTCCTCCTTTATAAAGTTTCTGAACAAACTTCTGTCCAGAATTGTCAATTAGTTTACCACCTGATTTCATATCTTTTTTAAACTTTTTATATACATCAGGTTTATTAATAGCTAAATAAGCTTTTTGTTTATCAGATGCAAAAGGCATTCTTACTTCTTTGTATCATAAAACTGTGAAATCTCTGTATTACCATCATGGATATTTTTAGAGCTACCACCATAGAGTTGATATGTCATACCACCACCAGCTCGTTTCATCATTCTACCACCATATTTTTTAGATACCATCTTATCACGATTTCTTAACTTTTGAAAATCATTTGCAGTAATAGTACCACTACCATCAGCATCTAATTTTTTTTGATTTCCTGTTAATGTTCCACCACCAGCTCGTTTCATTACTTTACCACCCATAGATTTTTTAATATATTTGCCTGGTGCAGCTCCCATTAAACCAGGACTTGGCTGAGATTTATTTTTTTCTTTTATATTTTTTAGCTTAATAGCTCTATCTTCTTTAAATTTTTTTAGCTTATCAGCTCTCTCTTTCTTATATGCTTCTAGCTTATCAGCTCTCTCTTTCTTATATGCTTCTAGCTTAGTAGCTCTATCTTTCTTATATGCTTCTAGCTTAGTAGCTCTATCTTCTTTAAATTTTTTTAGCTTAGCTTTTCTATCTGCTGACATTACTTTACTCCAATATTTTGTACATCTTTAGTAGATGTAGAAAAAGTTTTACCTTTTTCATAATTAGCATCTGATACTGCATCTATAGTTCCATGCACTTGAGGACCTTTACGAGCCTTACCAAACCCTTGTCCTGTAGGTTTACCTGTTACCTCTTCTAAATTAGCAGGGTATCTTAGTAAAGTATGTGGTCCTGAAAGATTACTTTCTTTTTCCATTTTTCTTTTTCCTTTTCTTCTTATTTGGTTTTATTATTTGTTGTCGTATATTAACTCTACTTACCATAACGAGCTATACCCCATCCTCTAGGTTTCTTTTTATTTTTTTTATTTTTCTTTTTTATAGATCCACCTTCTTGTAATCCTAATAATTTAAAACCTGAATCAAACATAGCATCACCTAAACTATAATTCATTGGATTTTTTCCAGGACGAAGTAATTTAGAACCAGCTAATCCATAAATATTATAAAGAACTCTATCTGTTAAAGATGCTTTTTTCTTTTTTCTTCCCATTAGTTAGCACCTTGAATAATTGGATTAGGTCCTCCTTCAGGACTTGCTGGAGTTTGCATATCATCTCTTCTAGTTCTTCTTGCTTGATTACGTAATGCATCTATTGAATTTTTATATTGTGCTTCCATAACTGGAACATTATTCCAACTCTTCATATATATTATTGCCTCTATCATACATGCATTAAACAATGCATTATAACAAAACTCACTAAAATAATTTGATGTTGTTGCACTTGTGCCTGTAGCACTTGATAAAGCTAAAGGACTTTTTGTATAATGTATTTCACTTACTACAGCAGATGCTGGAGTAGGTACTATATAAATCTCTGTATTATTTTTTCTTGAATAATATCTTGGTGTGCCTGTTGAAGCACTTGCATAGGGCCAGTAGTCTATTGCATATTCGTAAGGTCTTTGTAATAATGTTGTAATATTAGAAGATACACTTGTTCTATACATTACATTACGAACTACTAAAGCTCCACTTGGTAAAGTTACATTAGGATTATTTGCTGTTAATGTAACAGATGTATAATAATCTAATCCTGAATCATCTAATTCTTTTATTAAACGATCTTCAGCTCTATTAACAAAAGCAGGAATTTGATCTGCAAACTCTGTAGAATCATTTTCTGCTGTATTTATGATATCTGTTTTAAGATAAGAATAGGTTGCCATTTGTTATCCTAAGAATAAAGTTACACCACCTGCATTAGGAGTTGATACAGAAATTGAAGCATCACATTTAATACCAAGTTCTCCTATAAAAATATCTGCTGTTCCACTTGCAGGAACTTGAAATTTTATTTTACTACCTACAGAATCTTGTATATCAAATGTACCTGCTATAGTTGAGTATGCATGTATAGCTAAGATACGTGACGTACCTTCTGTAGTTACAATAACACCACTTCCTGATAAAAATTTTGATTTACTTGCCATGTTTTTTCTTTCTATTTAAAAACTGGAGAGATGGAATCACTCTCACCTCTCCAGAATTATTAAGTATTAGACTCCAGGATTTCCATACCATCCTCTCCAATCTGAAACACCGAAAGAATATCTTTCACGTGCTTTAAATCGAAGATTTCCAGTATCAAAATCTGGTTCCATTTTAGTTTGTAGAGGTGTTCTAATAAACATCTTCGTGCTATTTGGAACATCTGTTTTTACCCACCAAGCATCTCCATCATTGAATCTTCTATTTATATAGAATCCTTGAGGAACCATACCCATATGTCTTGTAGGATTGATATCGTTATCTGAACTGCTAGGTTTTCCCGGTGTGTTCAATATAACGTCAGCAATATTCCAAGAATCTACAGGAATGTGTAATGACATAGCACTTGCTCCTACTAAAATACCTCGATCATCTTTAGTCTTTTGAATTTGAGTTAAAGTTGTTTCAAGGGTACTTTGAGAAAGATCTGCATTTGTACCATTATTTGCATAGTTACTTTGTAGTCCAGCTACAACAGTTGGGTGTGATGCTGAAATAAATGCAACACCATCTCCTATTGCAGAATTACCAGCAGTAAAAGCATTGTTATATAACTCAGCAGCTTTAGCTTGCTTAGTATTTGCCATTGCTCTTGCTAGTCCTTTTGCACGTAACTTAGCGAAAGTATCATATAGATTATCTTCCATTGCTTATTCAGTTACTGCAAAAGCTAATGCAATAGTTTCGTTAGTATAACGAGCAGTATAAGACTCTGATGCATCATCATAACTAACTGCAGCACCTTCATTTTTAGTTGGTGCTGTTCCAAAACCTGTGAAGAGTACTTCTTCTTCAAAGGCACGATCTGAGTTCTCTATATCATATAGAGGCTCATGTTCATTGTTTACTTCTCCGTACTCCAATCCGAAAACTGCATTCAGTCCAGGAAGGAGCTCTTTACTAATACTAGCTCTATTTATAGCCATTATCTAATCTCCTTTAGACTAATTTGAAGTACTAACCATAGCACGCACAAAATTACTTCTATGCCCACTTAGCCAGACTTCTACAATTGGGTATTGATCAAGAGAACTTACATTACCACCGACTGACATTCCGTCATACATTTTACGTCCAACAACTCTAGCATGAGCACCTATTTCAGCACTTGTTGCTACTGCACCAGCTTCTAAGTGATACCTAGATTGACCAGTAATAGTTGATCCAACAGATGCATTAGTAACAGAACAAGTATAATTGTTCACAATTGCTAATTCACCATCAGATAAAGTTGCATTCGCTTGAATGTAATATGTTTGTGTAGGATCAGTAATGACATGTAATTTAACATCAGACGCAGATGTTGCACCTGTCCAATGACGAGAGAATTTTGGTTCTCCATCTTCTACATAAGTACAACCTTGGAAAACACCTGAAGGTTTACATGAAGTTCCTGCTAAAGGTGTAATAGTACCTGTAGGCATAATAACAATCATGTCACCTGTAAAGATGTCTTTAGGAAGCATTGCTGTCATAGCAACTGCAGAATTGGAAACAGGTTGAACAATTTGTCCAAATGCTTCTGTATTCGCTTGACCATCTCTTTTTCGAACTGGAAGGAAACCAAACGGATTATAACTTGTAGCCATTTCAATTTCTCCTATTTGAAAATTTTAAAAAAAAACAAAAGGCTTATCCCTGAAATTGAGGGGTTCTTCCTTTTGTTACTGTTGATTTAGAATTATTACTAATCGGCATACGTGAGTTAGAAGCCTTCATCAATTGTGAATTTACTGCCTCCATCTGTTCTGCTGATTTAGCTTTATAAAATTCTTTTTTAGCCTCTAGCTTTTTCGTAGGTATTTTACCTAACGCAACATCTCCACGACTGATGACTCCAGCATAGCGACCTTCCTTCCTCACGAATGAAGTTGCACTCATTTCAGGTACTTCGGTAGGTGTCACAAATTCCCAACCTTGATTTAGTTTCTTACCAACATTCATGTAATCATCATTACCTCGTAAGTCGATACGTAACCAACCAAGTGTTAAACCTTCGCTTTCAAATCTCTGTTTTACATTTTCAGGAATTGAAGTTGCATTAGGTTCTTCATATGTATAATCTGTTTCTTCTCTAGTTTCAGTTTCTCTGTTCTGAGTACTACGTGTATTTAATCGTGTCATTTTACCCTCCACGTTTCATATTAACTGTTGTATACTCGCCTTCGGCTTTCTCTGTTTTAAGCTTTTCAGCTGCATACTGTTCAAGTGGTATACTCCATTTATTAGCTAATCTTATATCTCCTTGAGATAGTTTAACTTTTTTAGAGCTAGGAGAGGAACGTGAACTCCCTGCTACAACTTGAGATGGTGTTGACGAACCATCTGTACGAATTTCTTTTTCAGCAACAGGCTCTTCTGTTTTAAATTTATGAGGAAATGCTGCTGTAATTCTTTTATCAATCTCTGTATAAAAATCAGGATCTTGTGGTGTGTATCCTTCATTTTTTAATTCAGCATCAATAGCTAATGCAGATGCTGTCATAATATTATCTTTACCGAACCATTCATTATTAGCAGCCCAATCTTGTGCTCTTGGATCTGGAGCAGGTTGCATTGGTTGTTGTGTTTCTTTAGGCTGTGTTACTCCTAGTTCTTCATCTTTAAACTGTTCTTTTGTTACTGTTAAAGTTTTTAAATCTACTTGAGCTTCATTTAAAACTTCTTGAGCCTTTAAAAGTTTTTCTTTATCTTGGCTTTCAAAAGCTTCTAAGTAAGAATTTCTTGCTAATTCAACTTTATCATTTAATTGTTTTTCAGTTGCATCTAAATTTAATTTATTAGCTTTGCTAAATTCATTTCTTTGTTGAGTTGTTTTATTATGTAAAGTTTCATTCTGTTGAATTAGTTTTTGAATTTGCTCATCTCGTTCTTTTCGTTGACGAATAAGTTGTTTTATTCTTTTTTGAGCACCTTCAGTTTCAATCCCTTTTAATTCTTCAGGGGTTTCTTCTTGTTTAACTTCTGGTTTTGTTGTTTTCTCTTCTGCTTTAGTAGGCGAAGAAGCTTCAACTTTTTCATTCTCTTCACCTTCTACTTCATACTGCACTTTATCTTCTTGTTTATTTTCTGTTTCTGGAACTTCGACTTCATTCCATTCTTCTTTGTCTGCCATGTTATCCTCCGTTGTATACGACACAAACGCATTACGTATTATTGTTATTACTTATATTATACCATACTTTTTCCTATAATGCAAGTTTAAAATGAACCTTTTGTTAAATTAAATGTAGGATCTAAATCTGTAGGATTTTCAACTTTCATAATTACTTGATCATCAAATAATAATAATAGTCTAACTCCTTTATAAAATAGTTTTTGTCCTACATGTTTACCATAGGCAATGTAATCATTCTTCTTACACCATGCACCATTTGGAAATTTATCTGGATCTTGATAAGCTAACTCACCAAGTTTTAATACTCTTCCAACTGTGGTTAAATATGATATATCTTCTCTTGTTGAATCAGGTAAGAGTATACCACCTTTTGTTGTTTCTTTTATACTAATAGGTCTTACAAGAATATGATAACCAGGAAGGTCTGGTAAAACTCCTGGATCTCTCTGATCATCATCTGTAATCCACAGATCATTCTTTATACCTTTTTCTAAAGCTACTTGTTGCATCAGTCATCATCCTCTTCAGCATAAGTTCGTTTTTTAATTATATCTTTTAAATTTTGTTTAGCCCATTCTATGCCATAGATAGAGCCAACCATTTGCCTATAGTGAGAATGATCTTCTGCAGATCCTGAACCTAATTGATTTTTTAAATTCATAATTTCCTCACTATAAGCTTCGACTACTTCATCCCATATATCCATTGATTAAATTTCTGCACATGCGTAACAGTTAATCTCAAGACCTACAGATATTTCTTTTATATTAGGTGATTTCCACATAATATATCCTTTCTATGTTATATTAATATTAAGCAAATGGTGTTGCTAATGTACCATCACCATAAACGATTCCGTCTACATGCCATACAGCAGTAGCACTTCCTTGTCCACCAGTAGCAATACCTACACAGTTAATTTTGCTACCAATAAAACGACCTTTAGTATCAGCATCCATTACAATTTTATCATCATCTGAACCATCAGCATAAAATTGTTTAGCACTTACAGTTCCTGGTGCATCTTTATCCCAAATAAGTAAATTTGAAGATGCTGTATAAATATCATTAGCAGATGCTCCATCAAGACTAAAAGTACCAGTAAATGTTGTACCAACAATAAATGTATAATTTAATCCTGCTGCTGCAGTTGGTAAAGTTACAACAATACCTGCTGCTCTATTTAAAAGATAAGTTGTACCTGAGTCTGAAGTTTCTACAGATTTTGTTGCAGCAGTAATACTTTCAATAACTCCAACAGAATTAGTAGCACCTGTCATTTTCATAGTACCACTACCAGATACATTACCACTTGAATCAATAGTAAAGTTATCGGTTGCTACTCCGTTTGATAAGGATATCTGTTTGAATCCTCCTTCAGACCTAATAGGTCCATTAAATGTTGAGTTTGCCATTTTTCCTCCTTAGAAAATTAAACTTATCGTCTTGGCTTGTCTGCTAGGGCAGTCGATAAGTTATATATAAATCCCTAGTAAAATTAATAATTTGTTTGAGATTCAGGATCACCTCGTAGACAATCTCTTTTATCAAAACCTGTAGCATTCTTTGCTATAGGATCTCCAAAAGTATCTCGTCCATTGGGAACATGATCATTTATACCAAATTTATTTTTTGCATTATTATCTTTAACTTCTACAGAACCTTTTTGTAATCTAGGTGAACCTGCTCCGTCATTAGGATAATGTACTGCTCCATATTGTGGCATATTATTCCTCCTTATCTAGTTGTTGCATTAGTTGTAATGTTAATTGTGCTTCATCTTTTTCGTCTTGTTGTCCAATTTTTTCTGCAGCTTCTAAAGCTTTTAAGTTTATTTGTTTATCTTTTGATTCTATTTCAGCTTGTTTAACAGCAGCATCTGTAAGCATTTTTTGTTGTTCTAATTGTATTCTTTCTTCTTCAATAGCCATCTTAGCCATAACATCTAATTGTTTTAAAGCTTCTTTACTTGTTCTATCAGCAGTAGATTTTTCCTCTCTTGCTAAAATATTAATTCCAGCTTGTTGAGCATCAATCATTTGTTGTTGACGTTTTAATTCAAGCTCTTGCATGTTAATAGCCATCTCAGCATTTTCTGTTACAGCATCAAGTTTTAATTTTTCTTTTTCAACTTCAACTCTTGCTTGTTCTAATGCAACCATTTGTTGTTCAGGTGATTGAGCTTGTGCTGCAGACATATTAGCATTTAGTACATCTTGAGCAGCAGCTGCCATTACAGCTTCAATTGCTGTTGGATTATTTTGTGCTTGTGGTAACTGTTCCATCATTACTCCAGTTACTCCACTCATTTGTTCTTGATATTTCATTATAGAATGTTCTTGTACATTTGCTTCAAGAACTGGACGTAATCTTTGCATAATAGGATTAGCACCATTCATTGGATCTTGTAAGTATGCCATCTTTACTTGTATATGTGCATCATGGTTTTGTCCTGGAAATGCAGCAATTGGTAAACCTTTTGTTGCAGCTGTTATATCTGATACAGGGTCCATAGGTTGTGGTTTAGGTTCTGGTGGTAGTATCTCTTCCATGTTAGGCATATTAGCAGCATTAAGTATTGTTCTATTTAATGCTTCAAGATTAAACATTCCTGGTGGTGATTGTTGTGCCATTTGTAATGCCATGTTTGCTAACATCATTCTATGAGCATTACTTGGTATATTTGGATCACTTACTGGAACTACATCTACAGCTCCATCAAAATCTTTTTTGAAAATAGTTCTACTTTCATTTGGAACATCATATGGATATTCTGTTGGTAAGTAATCATAATCTATTTGTGCAATAATTTTAAATTCATTACGTTGAGCTTTATGTAATCTTTTATGAATTGCTGAGAAGAACTTACTTGATGCTTCTATTAAAGCCATAGTAGTTCCTACAGGTCCATAGGAGGCAGCATCAGAAACTATTTGTTCTGTGCTATCTGCAAACTTCTGACCAGCAGTAGTTACAAACTGTAGCATGTTGTATAGGGTTGAGGAAGGCTCTTTATAAGGGAGAGGTATAATAGCCTTTGAGAGATCTATACCAGTTGCTTCAACCTCCTTGAACTCACCTGGAGCAATGGGGTCGTTATCGCCAACCATCCTTACTCCTTTAGCCTTAAACCCTCCTGGTAAATTTGAGAACTGTCCAGCATCTACGAGGTTACGCATAGCTGCTGTAGCTGTCATAGTTAAATTACCTAAGAAGTGTATAAGACCAAGACCATAGAACCCAAATCCTGGAACAAATCTATAATGTACAAAATGGATTCGTTTCTCTTTGTTAGGATCATTAGGTTCATAATTTCTACGAATACTTAATATCTGTCTTGATTGCTCTTCAACAGTTACAATGTATGGAGCAAACTGTCCTTCTTCCGTTTCAGAATCAGGAATATCTAATTGAACATGTTGTTCTAATAAAACATATTGTGGATCAGAATCACTTGTAGGAGATAATCCTAATATAGTATCCATCTTAGTTGCAAAAGAACTTGGATTTGGATTAGTTGCTTCTGGTAATTCTATATTAGAATATATTCCAGATTCTAAATCTTTGTACATATCAATTGGATTTTTATAAATTATATGTGTATACCTATCAGCTTTACGTAAATCAGATGCATTATAAGATACATAAAATTGATCTATTGGTATAAATTCAGATACAGGTCTTTTTAAATTTTCATCATAATAAACTTTTTTAAAAGCAGAACCTATTAATGGTAAATGAAAAAGCATTCTTTCCATTCCATCAAAGTATTCTGGCATCTGTTCAGTTAGCTGATAGTTCATAAAGTTTTGAACACGATTAGCTTGCTCTTGTTTTTGAACAGATTGTGTACCAAGTATCTGTGATTTAACAGGACCACCAGATGGAAATAATTCTTGTGAAGCTTTTGCTTGGAACTTGACTGCAGATTCTATCAGTAGGGGGTGAACTGCTGTACACGCACCTTCAAAAGGTTCACTAGCATCTTCTAGTTTTAATCCTAATAAATCAAATCCTCTTTCAAACATAGATTCCCAATCGCCTCTGGAATCTTTATCAGCTTGAAAAGTATCTAACACTTCATTTGCAATGAATGTTAAATCTTCTTCATGTATATTTTCTGCAATATTACTATACCATTCTTCAGCAGATACTTCTTCTTCAATTTCTGTAGATTGATCAAAATTAACAATAATCCCACCATCTTCTGATACTTCAAAAGTTGTTTCAGTATTGTTATCGTTTTCTATAGATTCCATAGGCACAACACTTGGTGCTTCTTCTGCAATCATTTCAAATGGATTTCTCTCTGTTGCCATTATATTTTACCACCTTTTTTAAAAGGAAGAATTATTTTAAACTTTGCTTCATCAGGAGCTTTACCTTCTCGTAAAGCACCACTTAAATTAACAATAGCATTACCTAACTTAAAAGACTTATCAATTGAAAAATCAATAGGTTCGTCTAATTTTTTAGTTAATTTTTTTTTGACTGTTACTTTGCTGGTAGGACGTTTACGTTCATAGAGTATTGTATTACCTTTTAGTCGAACTCCCTTGCCTAAATCTAAATCCATTGTATTCTCCCTGTATGTATTTATATTACTATTATACCATTAAACTCGCCAATATGCAACTCTTTTTTTATTTTTTTTATCATCATCATCCCAATCAGGATCTTCAGGGTGCGTTAAGTGCCAAGATTCTTTCATGTAATGTATTGCCATTGTCATTGCATCTACTTGGTCATCATGTGCTGCATTAGGAAACTGTAACATCTCTGTAAGTAAATCATCTGCCCAAGGTTTGTTT